CCCTCCACACCTGGAGGGCCGTCGAAGGTGGATAGGGACTACGCGACCGCAGCGCGGATCGTCGGCTGGCCGGTCAGCTTCACCGGGATGTCGAAACGCTCCGGCATGTTGTCGTCCTGGTCGAGCCACGACGTCTCGGAACAGATCACCGGGAACACCGCCAGGGGCTGCGCCGACGCGAACGCCGTCGCCGCCGCGAGGCTCTTACGGCGGGTCAGGAAACCCGCCACGTCCGGCAGCAGCGTCGCGTACACGGTGTCCGTGCCGCTTTGCTTCTTGAACCGCAGCTTCGGGCCGTTCAGGCTCCGGCGCCCGTTCGTCGCCGTGTCGAACGTCGACTCGATGCTGGAGGTTGGCGCGTCCGCGGTGTCGACCTGGAACCCGGTCGCGCCGTCCTTGGTCATGAACTGGCTGATGCGGATACCCGCGTTCAGCTCGATCGTGGTGGGCGCGGCCTGGACGGAGATGGCGGGAACCCAGTCCCAGCGCTCCTTGCCGTCGCCGATGATATCGGGCAAATCGGTCTCCTCAGCTCTTGTCGCCCGCGGCGACGGACTTCGGCTTCTCCGCCTTCACGGCGGGAGACTCGGCGGCCGGGAACACCGCAGGCGCCGCCGGCTGATCGCGGTTGAACGGGTTCGGCGGCTCGGCGGGCGCGCCGGGCATCCAGCCCTTCGCCTTCCACGCCGTCTCCAGGACCCCGGCGGGGAACGCCGCCGGGTCGGCGATGCCCTCGTGGCGGCACCACACCATCTCGGTGCCGGCCGGCTCGCCGGCCTCGACCCAGCCGAGGCCCAGCCACCGGTCACGCTCGGCGGCACCCTCGACGAGGGCCTTGCTGCCGGTGTCGTCGGCCATCCAGTACGTGGTCTTGCCGGACATCGCGGTCACCCCTATGCCTTGTAGATTTCGTACGTCATGCCGGTGATCGACGAGAAGTTGACGGTGGCGACACCGGTGGCCAGGTTGATCGCGGACAGTGGCACGAGGATTTCCCGGTTGCCGGTCGCGGGCGTGGCGAGGGGGGTGACAGTGCCCGGGTTGCTCTGCTGGGTGAAGTTGGGATCGAGCACCGACACGTTCGTGAGGGTGCCGGTGGTGATGATCCGCATCCGCATCCCGGTCGCGCCGAAACAGCCGGTGCCCAGGAACGTCTCGGATGTGGTCGGTGTGATCGGGACCGGCGTGGTGAGTGCGCCCGCGGAGACGGACGGCGCGGTGGACTGGAGCGCCATGCGGCGCACCCCTTTCTGTCAGTGCGTACACACATGGTTTACGCAGGTCATCGCGTACAATGGACGCATGGCCGAACAGTGCTCAGACTCCGAATGCGAGCGCCCAGCCGACGCGCGCGGCATGTGTCCGATGCACTACCGGCGCTGGTATCGAGCGCTCGGTCGTGGTGGTCGCCATTTACGGCTCGCGCCGATGGACCGCTTCATGAGCAAGGTCGACAAGTCCGGACCTGTGCCCGACTACCGGCCCGACCTCGGGCCATGCTGGCTATGGAAAGGCCACATCGGCGAGACCGGCTATGGTCGGTTCACTGTCGGAGTAGCCATTTCGCGCAATGCGCATCGATGGCTCTGGGAACAGGTCAATGGTCCGGCGTCGTCCAAGCTGCACACTGATCATCTGTGCCGGGTGCGACGATGCGTCAATCCAGATCATTTGGAGTTGGTGACCCACTCCGAGAACATTCTCCGTGGCGCACATCCTCGCCCCAACTCGTTCAAAACGCATTGCCCGCAGGGTCACCCGTACGACGAGGCGAATACGTACTGGAGCGTGAAGGGCGCTAGACGAAGCTGCCGGGCATGCGCTCGCGAACGGAACCGACGTCGGCGCGCTAACCGGGAATAGATCTCAACACATACTGGTCGATCTGGTCCATGGTCAGCACGCCGGTGGACTCGTCGCGCTGCGGCGGCATCCCCGACTCCCGGATGATCGGCCAGCACGACCGGCCCGCGACCGTCGGCCGCACCGCCACCAGCGCGGTGCGCGCCAGGTCCGCCATCTGCCGGGCCGCCTGCGCGTTACCGCCCACGCAATGACACGTCGCGGTCATCTCGAACCGCCACGCGTTCGCCTCGAAGTCGAACTCCGGGTCGCTGGAATCGAAGTAGGCGAGCACATACGGGTTCGTGCGCGGATCGGTGCCGTCGTCGACCCGCCCGTCGAACACCTTCCGCGGCGGCGCGACCACGGCGTTCAGCAGCGCCAGGACGGCCGCCGCGTGCTCGTCGATCACCGCCGGTCACCGATCGCGTCGACGGCCACCTTCTCCAGGAAACCCAGCCACACCGGGACCTCCTTGTCGGCGGCCGGGCGCCAGTGCGGGATCGGCGCGCTCGTAGGGCTGCCGTTCTCGACCCAGACGTCGAGCTTGCCCTGCGGCCGCTCGTGCTCGGCGCCGACCTCACCGACGACCAGCGAACCCTTCGTGGTCACGTCGTACGTGAACGAGCGGGCCAGATGCGGCAGATGCGAATGACCGCGGACCCGCCGCTGCGCGTCCTTCTTCATCATGTTGCACGCCATGCCGGTCACCTTCGCGACCTGCCTGGTGATGTCCGCGCCGGCGCGCTCCAGGTCGGCGGCCAGCTCGTCGAAGCCGTACTTCTCCACCCTCATGACGTGATCTCCAGAACCGTTACCCGACGCGCGGTCAGGTGCGTCTTGCGCAGCACGTCGCGCACCGTGAAGACCCTGCCCACCAGGTCGGGGTCACCCGACGCGGTGATCGCGATCTGGTCGCCCTCCCGCAACCCGGTCACCGACATCGGCAACTGCACCTCGTGGCGTTCGACGATCACGTACGCCTCGGCGGCGTCCTGACCCTGCCGGGTCGCCGCCCGGGACTGCACCCGGCACTTGCCGGTGTACAGCGTCGCGTGGGTCGGGGTGATGACACCGCCGGACGTGGACTCGCCCGACTTGCGCTTGATCACACAGGTGTCGGTCATGCCGGCTTCAGCGGCGGCCCGGCCGCGGGCGGACACCGTCTCTCGGGACATCGCACCTCCCTATGGCCGCGGGGTGATCCCGGTGTACGGGCGGGCGGTGATCCCCGCGCCGGGCCGGGCCGTGGTGCCCGAGTTCGGCCGGGCTGTCGTCCCGGTATTCGGGCGCGCCGTCGTCCCGGTGTCCGGCCGGTACGTCACGTACCGGATCCGCACCGACGCCGGTGACGACCCGGCGCGCAGCCCGGCGGGTGCGTCCGGGATGGTCGAGTCGGCCGACGCCAGCACCCCGGCCGGGGACGTGCCCAGCCGGATCCCCGCCGGCGTGTCCACGGCGAACGCCGAGAACACCGCCGTGGCGGTCGACGCTGCGAGCCGCACCCCGGACGGGATGTCGCCGGCGAGCGTGGCGTAGGTGACCGTGGCAGGACTCGACCCGGCGCGGACCCCCGACGCGACGTCGGCGGCGAACGTGGACGACCCGGCGGCGCCCGGCGACTCGGCCAGCCGGACCCCGGCGGGAGCGTCGGCGACCAGCACCGTGACCGTCGTCGCCGCCGGGGACACCGCCGCCCGCGTCCCGGACGGGGTGTCCGCGAAGACCACGTCGAAGACGACCGTGGCGGCACTGACCCCGGCCCGCAGGCCCGCCGGGGCGTCCGGGACGAACGTCGACGACCCGGCCGAGGCGGGACTCTGCGCCAGCCGCAAGCCGGCCGGCGTGTCCGATGTCAGGACGTCGAAGACGACCGACGCCGCAGACGCACCCAGCCGGGCACCGTTCGGGGCGTCCGGGATCAGGACGACGGTCGTGACCGTCGCCGGGGACTCCGCTGCCCGGACGGCCGACGGCGTGTCCGCGACGGCGGTGGCCGGGCCCGCCGTGGCCGGGGACTCCGCCAGCCGGACCGCCGAGGGGCTGTCGGCCACCAGCGCGGCGAAGGCGACGACGGCGGGCGACTCGGCCAGCCGCGGCCCGTTGGGGCTGTCGGCGACCACGACGTCCGAGACGACCGTGGCCGGCGACTCCGCCGCGCGCACACCGTTCGGGGCGTCGGCGGCCGTGACGTCCACCGCGGGGGCGCCCGCCGCGTTCTGCCATTGCGCCTGGTTGCGGAACGCCAACTGCAGCAGCAGGTACGGCGGCAGCGCCCGGGGCGCCGAGCCTGCGACGGCGGCGGGCCGCAGCGCCCCGAGCCAGCCGGCCATCGTCAGCGCGCCGAGTGATGCCGTCCAGGTGCGGGTGCCGGTCGCCCCGAACAGCGCCTGCGCCTCATGGGCCTGCGCGGTGCGCTTGCCCGCGTTCTGGAACTCCTGGGTCATGCTGCCCGGCGCGGTCAGCGTGGCCGACGTGTCCGCGTCGACGCCGGCCCCGGAGACCAGCAGGGCGCCGTCCGTGACGGTGGTGATGCCGCCGATCGCCAGCGGTGTGGCGGAGGCCGTGGCCGAGGATGCGTTGACGTCCCAGGGGGTGCCGCTGTCGGCGCCGGTGAACGCCTGGATGCCGCCGCCGTTCTTCAGGACGGCGGTGATGGTGAACGTGTATGTGGAGGGTTCACCCGCGGCGGACGCGACGACCTTGTAGAAGGCGTACTGGCGGAACGCGGCGGTGCTCAGCGGCCACGTCGGGCCGGGAACCGCCAGCCAGCCGGCCGGCGCGGTGACGGTATCCACCACCGAGGCGATGGTCATGGTGGCGACCATGGTGTCGCCGTCGAGCAGGGTGCCCGGCTTGGCGATGACCAGCGTGTTGGATGCGGTCGAGTTGCTGGTAGAGGTGGGCAGGCCGTTCGGGGTGACTGCCACGCGGGCCTCCCCCGAGCGCTACAGGGTCGGGGGTTCGCTTACGCCAGGTGGCCCGTGACGCTGGTCGACTGGAGGCCGAGGAAGACCAGCTCGCCGTCGCCGCCCATGGACACCGTGACGGCCGAGCCGGGGACTGCCAGCAGCTGCCCCTGGGCGATACCGAAGCCGGTGGTGAACGAGACCCCGTTGGTCAGCGTCGCCGTGCAGTCGATGATGTAGGGACCGGAGTTGTTGCACCAGATCCCGGTGATCGCGCCGGTGGAGTCTTCCCACTCGATGCCCAGGTCGTAGCCGGGGCCGCTCGCGAGCGGGTTGGAACGCTGGATCATCTGTTTAGCCCTCTCTCAGTTCAGGATCAGTGCACGGATGTCGTCGACCTGCACCTGATTGGAGGCGCTGGACGCAGAGAACGCGGCGGAGACGCCAATCGCCCGCTCGATGGTGGTGTCGATCGCGACCGTGCGCAGGGCGGCGGTCAGCGGCATCGGCGCGTCCGCGGCGAACGTCGTCAGCGCGGTACCGAGAAGCACCTCACCCTGTCCGAGCAGAGACCCGGCCGCGTCGGCCTTCGTACAGAAGCCTTCCCACCGCATGATCCACGGCCAGGCCGCGGCGCCCGAACCCGTCGTGAACGCCGTCGAAATGCACAGGTCGATGGTCATCACGAGAGCGCGGGTGCCGATCCAGAAGCCGAGGCTGAGGGTCGGCGTGACGGTGGTCGAGAAGTTGCCGCGGGCGCTGACCTCCAGCTTGCTGCCGGCGCGGAGCTTACCGGCGGGGATCACCGGCACGTTGCCGAGCGTCGTCACATTCTGCTTCGTCGTGAACGTGTTGAACGCGGCGGACGCGGCGATGGGGAACGGCCCGACCGGCTCACACAGGTAGATGTCCACCGGAGGCCCCCTACGGGATGAAGAAGTGCCCGGCGCGCAGCACCGAGTGCAGGTTGATGGTGAAGTTCCCGCCGCCGCCGGTCTTGTCCGAGACGAAGTCGATGTAGCCGAGCAGCGGCTGCGTCGCCGCCGTGCCCGGCGTCCGGTCGGACAGCACCGCGTACCGGCACGGCCCGAACGTCGCCGTCGTCCAGTTCGGATCCGAGCAGCCCGCGACGACGATGCCCGAGCCGACGGTCTCCCACGTCACCGTGCCGTCCGAGGTCTCCCGGCCCAGCACCGTCGAATAGGTCGGGAGACCGGCGCCGGAGGTGCCGGCGACAGCGCACCGGTACAGCAAGCCGTTACCGGTGGCGGGTCGCACCACGTCGTCCACCGCGTACGCCGTCGAGTTGGCCCGCTGCGTGGCCCACGAGTTCGCCGCGGTGAACGTCATCGTCGGCGACACGATCGCCAGGCCGCCCGCGGTGTAGCCGCCCGCCGTGGAAAGCTCGTTGGTCAGGTCGCTGACGTAGGCGTGGGTGTCCTGGTTCGGCGTGTACGTCGAGGTGTGCAACGTCCACTTCAGGGCGTCGGAGTCGTAGTCGATCTCCTTGTTGAGCAGCTTCGCCGGGGCCTGGCGATACCACTTCACGGCGGCTCCTCAAACGTCGATGGACATGCGTGAGCCCCGGCCTGGCGGGACCGGGACTCACACGGACAGGACTACGAGCTGCCCGGCGGCTGACCCCGCGCCGGGCCGGATCAGTTCGTCAGGGTGCTCGCCCCGGCGGCCGTCCAATGCCAGTCCGGCTCCGGGAACGAGTACTGCGGCCCGCTCGTGGACGGCGGATACGCGCGGCGAGCCGCGGCCAGGATGTCGCCGCGCCGCGCGCGGTCCTGCTGGAAGGTGTAGTCGTCGACCGACTCGCTGGCCAGTGCGGTCGGGTTGCGGAAGGCGATGGCCGCCAGCTCGATGCCCCACGCCCACAGGTCGTCCGGGACCGGCGACGGCCAGTCGGCCAGCCCGGTAGCGGACTTCAGCCAGCCCGACGCCGCCCGGCGCACCCGGAGCAACGACTCGGTGTCGAGCGTTCCGGGCACGCCGGGCGCCGACTCCGGGACCTGCAACCAGGACGGCAGGTCGATGAGGTCGAACAGGTCCACCGCTCAGCCGCCGTACTTCGCGCGCAGCTCGTCGCGGGACAGGCCACCCTGGTCGACCGGGGCGACCTCCTCGCCGGCGGCGCCCTTCGACGCCGCGTGGGCCGCCCAGTCGTCGCGGGACGCATTCGCCCGCGGCGGCTTGCCGCCGCCCGCCTCGCCGCCGGCCAGGCCGAGACCCGCGCCGGAGAGCTGCGTGACGGCCGGTTCCCCGGCTTTCGCCGCGGCCTGCGCCGCCGCGACCGGATCCTCGTCGTACGCCGCGGCCGGTGAGCCGGGCTCCGGTGTGCCCACCGTCGGCCGGCTCACGTCCGGAGACGCCATCTCCACCCGCTGCCGCTGCGTCGGCGCCGCCTCGTACGCCTCGGCCGCCGAGCCGGCCTCGACCAGCTGCGCCAGGCCGACGTCGATCAGATGCCTGGCCGCGCCGGCGGTGACGTCGCCGGGCAGGATCGACCCGGCCGCCAGCGCCCGAATCTGCCGCCCGCCGGGGGTGTCCATCTTCGCGGTCGCGTACGGGCCGACGATCTTCACGTACCGGCCGCCCTTGACCACCGCGGACAGCGGGGTGTTGTCGTGGATGTCGAGGCGTTCCACGTTGCGACCGGTCAGCGGGTCCTTCACGGCCCGCAGGCCCTTCGTGGTGGACGACTCGTTGAGGGCGTCCGCGATCCGCTGCGCCATGGCCGCGTCGAACGTGATCGCCACACCGGTGGTCTCGCCGTCGTCGCCGGTGCGGACCACCGAGGTCCCGTTTACTTCGAAACTCATTTGGTCATTCCTCTCAGGCGACGCCGTGGCCGGTGATACGGACGCCGGCGCCGGGCTCCTGCACGGCCGGCACGGTGATCCGGCGGCCCTGCAGCCACCAGCCGTCGATCTCGTTGTCGATCCACGCCTTGACCTGGATCTGCATCTCGTCGACGGTGTAGCCGGGGTCGACCTCCTGCTCGTCGGCCATGCTGCCGATCTGCGTCGAGTCGAAGATGTACGGGTCGGTCGGCGCCGACGGGCTGGTGAGGACCACCATGTTGGCGATGACGTCCATCTGCCCGGAGTAGATCGGCGAGTCCCGGGCCTCCCGGCGCAGCGCGTTGGTGACCTTGTCGTCGGACAGCACGAACGCGGCGACGTCGTCGCGCATGAGCAGGGTGTCCGGCAGGTAGCCGAGCTTCAGGTTCGTGCTGACCGCCTTGCCCTTCAGGATGTCCCGCAGGATCGTCGGGGTCGCGCCGGTCCACGCCGTGCCCACGGCCGAGGTCTGGACGACCGCTGACGCGATCGCCGCGAGGGACACCGCGTCGACCTGCCCGACGACGGTGTTGACGACCTTGCGCAACGCCCGGCTGATCTCCAGCCCGGCGTACTGGCTGCGCTTGACCTGCTCGAAGGTCAGCTCGACCTTCTGGCCCCACTTCGCGACCGCGGCCAGCGCGGCCGTGCCGGCGGGCAGGTTCGCGACCGGGTACTCGCTGCCGGCGTTGATCGAGCGGACCGGCCGGTCCGAGACGAACGACTCGGACTGCTCGTACAGCACGGCGCCGCCGGAGGAGCGGAGCCGGCCGGTGAGGATCTGGTCGGACACGAACCGCAGGTCGCGGAAGTCGCGCAGCGCCCGGCGGATGTAGGTCGGGTTGTTCAGCGCCCGGTCGATGGTGAGCATGTTCCCCGAAAGGGTCGGGGATCCCGGTGGGTACGCGGGCATGACTCAGTTCCCTTCCCTCGCCGAGGTGTTGTCACGGTCGGTCATGTCAGCGGCCCACCATCTGGATCTTCACGCCGCCCGCGCCGGCGGCCGTGGCGGCGATGCCGATGAGCTCCGTGCCGGTCTGCGCCGCGGCGCCGACGACGCCGCCGGTCGTGCTCGACGTGAGCACCGCGCCGACCGCGACCGCGGCGGTCGCGGTGACCTCGTGCGTGACGCCGGCCAGCGGCCACACGGTGACCTGCTCGCCGACGACCGCGTCGTCGGCGGCCACCCCGACGACCTTGATGGAGACGCCGGACGTCACGATGACGGTGTCGGCCGCCGAGAGCTCGACGACCTGCCCGCCGGCGATCGTGCCGCCGGCGGTGTAGGAGCGGGGCCTGTTGCCGCCCGGGTAGATCGGATTCGACTCGGCCATGTCAGCGTCCCGCCTTCGTGTGCATGTGCGGGGGCAGCAGGTTGTCGAACTCGGCGAGCTCGGCCTCCGCCTCGTCGTCCCCGCCGGCGTAGCCCAGCTCGGCCGTCGCCAGCGCCTTGTCCTTCTGCAGGCTGTCGATCAGGCCGCGGGTGCCTTCCGGGTCCGAGTCCCACAGCTTGGAGAAGTGGTCCTTCTGCGCGACGGTGAACTTGCCGTCCTTCACCGCCTGCGCGATCACCTGGTCGCATTCGTCGCGGACCTGCTTCGCGACGTGCGCCTCCAGCTTCTTGATCCGGTCCTCCTTCTCCTGCCACATCGTGTCGGCGACCAGGCGCATCCCGGGCGGCGCCATCGTCAGCGGCTTCGGTGCCGGGCCGGGCTGGGGGGCCGGTTCGGTCGGTGGTGCCGCAGCGAGGCCGGCGCCGGCCAGTGCCTCCCGCACCTGCTCGTCCGAGGCGGTGTCCGGGAGTCCGGCCAGTGCCTCTCGCATCTGTGCCAGCGACATGCCGGCTCCCTTCGTGGAATCGTCCGCCGCCGGTTCGACGGCGGTCGTCTTCAGCGCGAACGCGCGCAGCTTGCGGGCTTCCTCAGCGGCCCGGGCCAGCGCCGCGTCGGTGTCCCGGCGCCCGGCGTTCTCACGCCGGGCGGGGATCTTCGGGGCGGGCGCCTGGTCGCGGCCCTGGTAGTGGTAGGCGGTCAGATCGAGCCGGTCCGGCGCGCGCAGGGCGTCCCACATGTCCCAGAACCCGGTCCGGGCGCCCGGCGTGATCTTCGTGCCGGTCGCCGTGCCCTTGTCGTCGTCGGTCGCGACCCGGTCGGCGAGGCCCGCGTTGACGGCCTCCTCAGCGGAATACCAGGTCTCCGCCTTCATGACCTCACGCCAGTCGGCGATGGTGCCGCCCGCCTTCGCCGCATACGTCGAGGCGATGGAGTCACCGGTGGACTTGAGCATCCGGACGACCTTGTCGAGCTCGTCGTCGTCGCCGGACGCCCAGGTGCGCGGCTTGTGCACCATCAGCTGCGCACCGAGGCCCATGACGACCTCGTCGCCGGCCACCGCGACCACCGACCCGGACGACGCGGCCATGCCGTCGACCCAGACCCGGACGCGGGCCTTGTGCTGGCGCAGCATGTTCGCGATCGCGACGCCCTCGGACACCTCTCCGCCGGGCGTGTTGAGGTGCAGCTCGATCGTGTCGACGTCGAGAGCAGCCACGTCGCGCACGAAATCATCGGCGGTCAGTCCGAACCAGCCGCCGATGACGTCGTACAGGTACACGTCGGCGGTCTTCGACTTCGGCTCGTCGCCGTCGTCCGCCATGTCGGGGTCGGTGACCGCGACGACCGGGCCGACGTGGTACCAGTCGCGCGGCCCGGCGCTGTCCGGTTGCGGCATGAGTCGATGTCCTCTCGTTCAGCCGAGGCCGGGGATGGGGGGCTGCAGCGGGGCCGGCTGGCTGTCGGGGTCGGCGGCTGGGAGCCCGTACTGCTGCCGGGCGGCCTGCTCGAGCGCCGGATCCGGGCGCAGGATCCCCGCGTCGACGAGCAGTTTCAGCGCCGCCGCGGTGGTGGTCTGCCGGGAGCCGATCTCGTCGAACACGATCCGCGGCGCCGGCTCCTCGACGCCGAAGTTGACGTCGACCAGGTCCTCGACGATGTGCTGTGTCGCCGTGTCCGCGATCTGCTGCGCGAGGGCCTGCAGGCTGAGGGTGAAGAAGTCCGCGAATGTCGCGCCGAGCGCCCATGAGCCGGTCTGGGTGCCCAGGTTGAGGAAGTGGGCGAGGACGCCGCGGGCGATCTGCTCGTCGTGGTAGCGGACCGCCGGGTCCGCGTTCGGCAGGTCCCCCTCAACCCCGACGAGGTCGAGCTTCGCCCCGTACGGCACCGCCGCGCCGGCCGACTCGCCGGCCCGCCACGCCTGCGCCATCGACGCGCCCGTGGACAGGTCCTCCTCGCCCTCGGCGCCGGTGTAGCGGGGCACCCCCATGCCGTTGCGTTCGATGGTCTGCGCCTGCACCCGCAGCAGCCGGTCCTTGATCAGCCAGTTTTTGTACCCGGGGCGTAGCAGCGACCGGCCGATCCAGTTCCCGGCCTCCCGCTCGTGCACGTACGCGACGAGCCGGTTCACCGGGATCGGCTTCGGCCGCACCCCGGTCTTGGTGCCCCACTGGCTGATCGACACCAGCCCGCCGTCGTCGGCCACGTCGATCTTCTCGATCGTCTTCGGCATCCGCGGCGCCAGCTTGCGCAGCCGGGCCCGCGTCGCGTCGTCGTCGACCCGGTATACCTGCTCGAAGTACATGTGCCCGTACCGCAGCATCAACAGGGCGTGCCGCAGGTGCTCCGGCCAGCTGAAGCGGTCGCGGGTGCGGGGTGCCGGCAACGGATCGGTCCCGACGATCGGCAGGCCCATGTCCTCGGCGACCCATTGGGTGACCTCGTCGCGGGCGCCGCCCGGGTCGAGACGCCACGGCGTCAACAGCACCGGCTGCACCACCGCCCGGAGCACCGACGCGACCTGCGAGTCCTGGTTGGTCATGGCGTCGTAGATCGTCAGCGACCGCGGCCAGCGCAGCTCCGGGGTTTCGTCCTGGCTGAAGTCCCACCAGTTGCCGGTGCTGCCGCCCTGCCAGGCGTAGCCGATCTCCATCACCGGCGCGGGGGGCTTGTCGGGCATGGCGGCCCCCCTTCCCGGTCAGAATCCTGCGGTCGCCAGGTCGGCGGTCTCCGACCAGCCCCCGCCGGCCGTGGCGGCCAGCACCGGCGACGGTGGCGGTGGGGCCGGCGGCGGCACCAGCGACAGCGCCCACAACGCCCCGGTAGCGCCCACCAGCGGGCAGATGTCCACGTCCGACTTACGTCGCGACCACGCCCACAGCCCGTCCCCGATGTCCCGGCGCCCAGCGCCGGCCACGGCCTTCTGCAACACCAGGTCGCCCAGGTGCCGCAGCCCGCGGTTCTCCACCAGCGCGGCGAACGCCGCGCACGCCTGCCCCATGTCCCGGCCGGTCATCTGCCGCGGCACGATCCCCGCGGCCGCCAGATCCGGCAGCAGCGCGCCCGCCGGGCCGGCCGGGTCCAGCACCCAGTCCAGCGGGTCGTGCCGACCCAGCTCGGCCGCCCGGGCCGGGACCCATGCCGTGCCCCGCCCGTACGCGACCACCTCGACGTGCGGCAGCCCGTCCGGGCGGTACATCGCCGCGACGATCGCCGCCGACCGCGACCCCGGCGCCGCGTCGATCATCAGCACCGGCCGGGTCGTCGGCGCCGAGCCCTTGTCCGCACACGCCGCCCACGCCTGCGCCGGCAGCGTCCCCGCCCCGGCCGGCTCGGTGTGCCAGCCGTAGCGCTCCCGGCCGAACTGCTCCGGGGTCGGCATCGCCCGCCGCTCGTTACGCACGTACTCGTAGCTGATCCGCTTGCCCAGCGCGTGGTTCGCGTGCCGCCACAACGACTCGTCGTCCAGCGCACACCCGGGCACACCCGGCATGTGCGTGCACTCCGGGCCGTCCGCGCAGCCCGGATCGTCCCAGCTGCCCGGCGCGCAGAACTCGATCCAGGTCAGCGACGGGTCGCCGCCGCGGCGTCCGCGGTCCCGCAGCGCCCGCAGATGGTCCGAGCGCAGCAGCGCCGCCGACGAGCCGTACATGATCTGCGGATCCCCGGTCACCGACCGCGCCGCCAGCGTCGGGATCAGCGCACCCATCGAATCCGCGGCCAGAAACAGCGCCTCGTCGAACACGATCCGCTTGCCGCCCAGCCCGCGGCCGCCGCCCTCCGAGCGGGCCAGGAACTCCAGCACCGCGCCCTGGCTCGTGCGGGACCTGCCGTGCAGCTCGATCGACTCGTCGCCCTTGCCGTAGCTGATCGCCTTGACCCGCTTCGACAGCTCCGGCGTCGCCGCGATCATCTGGTCGAAGTCCTGGAACGCCTCCCGCGCCGTGCGGAACAGGTGCGCCGTCCACACGATCCGGTCCGCCGGCAGCAGGAACAGGTCGAACAGCACCACCGGCAGCAGCACACCGCCGGACTTGCCGTTCTGCCGGGCCTCGAGGATCGCCGTCTCGAACGCCGCCCACCGGCCACCGCGGCGGTACGACAGCATCGCGTCGACGGCCAGCTCCTGCTCGTCGTCCAGCTCCCGGCCGGCGACCCGCGCGAGGTCGACCGCCTCGTCGCCGTACGACCCGGCCCGCGGCGGAATCCACAGGTGCGCCGGCCGGACCAGCTCAGGCACCGGCGGCCTTCCTCGCCCGTCGCGCCGCCAGCTCGTCCAGCGCGTCCGCCTCCAGCACCGCGCCGGCCAGCGCCTCCGCCAGCCGCGCCGACAGTTCCCGGCTCATCGACGCCAGCGCCGACCCGGTGTCGCGGCCCGCGTGCATCCGCTGCGCCAGCAGCAGCGCCGCCTGCGCCGCCGGGGTGTCCACCCGATCCGCCGCCTGCAGCTGCCGGCGGATCGCGTCCACCAGCGGGTGAGGCGGCGACTCCGGCACCGCCTCGACGCCCGCCGCGACGACCACGCCGACCCGCGAGCCCCGCTTGCGGCAGGTCGCGCCGCAGAACTTGGCGTCCCGGCGGCCGTGGAACCGT